GAGTTGGCAACTAGCGCAAAGGTCCTGGAAAGCATCGATGCTTCGCAAGCAACAGAAGTCTTTAGCGCGGTCGTGGTCGATGATGTGTCATCAGAACAAGGAGAGGCAATAGCAGAAGCCCTCATTGACGCCCCAACGGAAGTAAAGGAATCATTTGAAGAGGAAATAAATGTCTTCGATGGCGTCTTCGATACCTATGTTGCAGTTGACTCGTCAATCGATGTTGGGGACAGAAGAACGCTTGTTGCTGCAGGAGCCGCTGTGGCGGCAGTTGGCGCTGCTGCTGGTGCTGCACCCTCCCCTGGCCCCACAGGCCCTTCTGGAGGCCCCACAGGCCCTTCTGGAGGCAATTCTGGTGGAGGCGGTGACGTTCCTGCTCCAGATAAGAAGAATAATTCAAAAAATCGGCGCCGTGCGCGTCAGAGTGTCCGCGCAAGGTAGCCGACCCTACCTATACCACAAGTGATGATTAAATAAAATAACTGTACCTAGTCGGCAAGGACAAGATATGTTGAAAAAAATCATTGGAGAACTTTCTTCACTTGGCTGGACCCTGGCTGGAACTGGACTTGTCCTGATTACTCTTAGCGGAGATACCCAAAAATGGGGAATCTACATGTCAGTCGCGGCATTGGCTATACACATTATTGGTTTCGTTATCCCGTCTGGAGACGACGAGTAATGACCGAAGTATATGTAGCACTGATTAGCACATTCGGTTTAGTCATTGTTGCATATTTTGAACACAGTCGCCGTGCTTCTAAGCAAAACTGGGAAGAAAATAAAGCAGACCACAATTTCGTTGTTGACAAAATTGAAACTGTAGCCAAGAGTCTTGGCATTTCAATTGATAGAGTTGAAAGCACCGCCCTCAGAACTGAAGCAAAAATTGACGAGCACATTCGCGACCACGCTGTTGGAGAATTTAGAGCCGATGCCCCCGCGTGATATATCACGCCGCTAGACTCCTGGCAACAAGTATAAAACTGGAGCAAATTAATGATTGATAGAAAAAATATTATGGACATTGCCAAGCGCGAATGTAAGGGCGATGCATCCACAGAAGAGATTGAATGGCTGCAATCTCCAGAAAATCGCTTGGCTTGGTGTCAGTCGCTTCTAACCGCCCTTTCGGACTATGAGTCATCTGCAATGTATCATCGCGAGCGCGTTAATATGATGGCTCAAGATGTAAAACTTGGTGTTGTTTCCCATAAGGACTACCTTGATGAGAAAGAAAAGTTTGACACATGGTATCGAAAGTCGCAGCGTTACCGCAACGGTATCAGCGAGCGCCTATCGCAGGTAAAAACACTCCTCGCCGAAGACAAGACAATTTCATACCTTGATGAAATCGCGAGATTGACTTATGCAATCATCCAACATAAGAAGGAATCTGAAGAAACTGAAGCAATACCAGAAGTATATGACCTTATTCTTTGGTCATCTATTTCAGTTCTTGAGTAGGCGTGGACAGCGAATATTCGCAACTAGCGGGAGCATTGAGGTCAATCGCTCTTGCGTGCGATGGCGCAGTAACCGAAGACGGCATAGGTTTTAACAAATCTGATTCGCGTATCGGGACTCAATTAGCACTAATCCCAGAGTCCTACTGGACGCCGACCATGGCTTATTCCGCGTGGATAATGTTGGCCAAGTATTCGAAACAACTAAGGAAACTTGGTTTTGTGTATGACGAGATTACTCCCCCCAGGCGCTCATACACAGACATACATGAAGACCTAAGTTCCCTTTATGGCTCAAATGTGGATAAGCGAATCACTAAAATTAAGAATAGTTTTATTGTTCATTGTCAATACGATGAGCAGATAACTTCAGAACTAAAGCAAATTACTGGAATTGTTTGGAATTCTGCTGCATCTGTTTGGATTGCGCCAGAATCGGCTAAATTGGAACTTGCAGAATTTGCATCTAAGTACCAATTCAATGTCTCGCAGGAAGCACAAACCCAATTGCCTGAAGTAATCCAAGATACAGAAAAGTCGCTGACCATTAGCAAGCGTGGCATGGCTGTGATTAAATTCCCGTATGACCCAGAGATTATTGCTGAGGTAAAGAAACTGCCTCAGCGAATTTGGGATATGAAGAAAAAGCACTGGACTGCACCAATAACTATTGGAGTACTAGAACTGGCCGACAAATACAATTTTGATGTTGAAGATTCTGTCCGCGAAAAGATTCTTGAACTGACCAAGAAGTCAACAGAACTACTGGTCCAATCAACATCGACCGATGCAGACATAAACATCCCTACCCTTAATGGAACTTTAATGCCATACCAGAAGGCTGGAGTTGCGTATGCGGGTTCGGTTGGTCGCTGCCTAATTGCTGACCAAATGGGGCTGGGTAAGACGGTTGAGGCAATAGCCGCACTTGAATACAGGGACGCATTCCCAGCGATTATTGTGTGCCCCGCTTCGCTTAAAGAAAACTGGAAGCGTGAAATAAATAAATGGCTTCCTCACCGAACCGTCAATATTTTGAGCGGAAAAGGCAACATTGCAAATGTTGATGTGAACATTGTGAACTACGACATCGTAGGTAGGTTTGTTGAGCCAATCATGCACCTAAAGCCTATGGGACTTGTTCTTGACGAGTCGCACTATGTAAAGACCAGCAAAACAAAACGCACGGAAGCCGTTCGCGATATTGCAAAGAAGGTTCCGCAGTCTGGAACCGTATTACTTCTTTCTGGAACTCCAGTGACAAACAGACCAGAAGAACTTGTCAGTCAACTAGAGATTCTTGGAATGCTTAGTCGCTTCGGTGGCAAGTGGGCCTTCCTGAAGCGTTACACGAATGCGTACCACAATGGATTTGGCTGGGACACCAAAGGTGCTTCTAACCTAAATGAACTGAACATGAAACTGCGCCAGAACTGCTACATCCGTAGAACCAAAGACGAAGTGCTAAAAGAACTTCCAGCAAAGACACGAAATGTTGTCCACGTTGAGCCATCTGGAAAAGGATATGTGGAGTACAGGAAAGCAGAAGGCGACCTTCTTTCATTCCTTGCAGAGAATGGATATCGCGCTTCGGATACAGCGGAGCACTTGCGGAGAACTACTGTTCTGAAGCGTCTTGCCGCTGACGCGAAGATGGAAGCAGTAATCGAATGGATTGATTCATTCTTAGATTCCTGCGATAGAAAACTTGTTGTGTTCGCGCACAATGTCGCGATTGTGGATTACCTTGCTGGCAAGTATGGAAATCTCCGTGTAAGCGGTCAGGACTCAATGGAAGACAGGCAGCATGCTGTTGACTCTTTCCAAAAAGACCCAAAAGCAAGAGTAATCGTTCTAAACCTTCAGGCTGGTGGAGTCGGGCTAACCCTTACCGCTGGCTCAGATGTCTGTTTCGTCCAGCAAGGATGGACTCCTGGAGAGCACGACCAAGCAGAAGATAGATGCCACCGCATCGGACAAGAAAACAGCGTTCAGGCGTGGTATCTAATCGGCGTGGACACTATCGATGAAGACATCTACGACTTGATTGACGCAAAACGAGTCATTGTTGATGCTGTCACTGAAGGCGATGAAGTCCAGCAAGCAAGCGTTGTTGGCGACCTAATGAAAAGGCTTTACGCCAAAACCAAGCCATAGCCTTTGTATACACCTTGCTTCGACAAGACTTTGGGCAACCGAGTCATAAGGAGCAATCATGAAAGCAACAACAGCAGCAGACGGAATCGCAAAGGGTGGCGCAATGGGCGTCGTTGTTTACTTGTGCGACAAGTACAGCATTGACCCAATGCTTACCGCACTTGCAATGCCGCTAGTGGCAGCAGTCCTCGCAATGGCATCAACAAAAATTGGCGACCCAACAGTTGCTTCATTCTTCGCAGCAAAGCAAGAGGCTAAGAAATAATGGCAAAGGAAAGTTGGCCAGTAGTTCCAGTTAAATACTGCGAGCACTTGGAAGGCAAAAAGCCAAGTCAGATTACTCCTGCGATGCTTCGCAAGTTGTCTGTTGGTGGGCAAATGCACCACTGTGCAGCGCGCGCTTTTGAAGCAATGAAAGCAGCCGCAGCAGCAGAAGGAATCAAGTTGGCTCCGACTAGCAGCGGCGACACATTCCGAAGTATCGAGACCCAGAAAAAAGGCTTCCTTACTCGCTACCAGAAGGAATTAATTCCAGGTTCGTCGACCCGTACATGGGATGGCGTGAAGTGGTATCTCAAGAAAGGCAACGCCCCATTGGCTGCCCCAAATGATGACGCAAAAACATGCTCCCGCCACATGATGGGAATTGCCATTGATATCGCAAATGCAAACGGCAAAATTCTTGCTTGGTTGCTTGCAAATGAGCAGAAGTTTGGATTCAGTCACGAGGTAGTAGAAAACCCAGGCGCAGAACCATGGCACATCCGTTTTACCGAAGGTAAAGCAATGCCACAGGCTGTTCTGGACTACGAAGCGGCTAATCCACCACAGGCGTAAGTGTCTGAATATGGGCTGAAAATATAGTACTATTTCGCTCATACCCTCGCACACTTAAACACATAAGTCAGTACAATTATTCACAGAACAAGGAAAAAGGAGTCCAGAAATGGCCGCAAGTCAGTCCACAATTACATTCGATGTCCAAGATTGCAAGGTGTATCCAGTTAGCACCGATGTCTCTGGTGGCATTACATACGGCGCAGCAATTGATGTTCCTGGTATTCAGGAAGTATCTGTTGAGCCAAACTTTGTTACCGTAGAACTTAAGGGTGACGGAAAGGTTCTTGCCAAGAAGGGCAAAATCGACCGCCTTAACTTCTCTGCAACTTATGCAGAGTTGAGTCTTGAAGTTCTCAAGACCATCTTCGGTGGCACCGTTGCCGCTGCTGGTTCTGGTTCAACCGAAACCGCAACTTACACCTTTGATGGTGGAAGCCTTCCATACTTCAAAGTTGAATTCTTGGTCAATGACCTTGAATCAGAACTTTCGGAGTTGGTATTCGCACTCGCTAAGTGCCAAGTAACTGGTGGAACGATTATGTCAGGCTCGACCGACAACTTCGGAACCCCATCATTTGATGCAGAAGCGATTCTTCCAATCGCAGATGGCGTTGGCTTTGGAACCGTACAGTTCCGCGAAGCATCAACTGGCCTTAGCGCTTAATTAATTTAATTTAACTCCTCCTTGGGACAAACGACGGCCTTCGGGCCGTCGTTTGCTTTATACCCGAATAGTGTGTATAGTTACCCGCATGGATTATTCACCAATTGTTTTAAAAAATAAAGGCGTACCAGTTAAGTTCTACAAGACAAAAAAAGCAGAAAATGGGCTTGATGTTTGGGAGCGAGAATACGACGAGGTTGGCGAGCCAATCGTGGTGGATTCTTTTGTGCGCTTCAATAACAATGTGATTGCAGACATCGAGGTTCATTGGGGCAGCCTTGAAGAATGGCAAGAGCGGATTGAAAAACAGCCAGTTCATACGCTTAGGCAAACACTTGCTTTTGCAACGAGGCGACATAGTTCAGATATCGGAGAGGCAATGCTCGATGGTGAGGTGCTTGGTTATTCAAACGTAATCGGAACCGCATGGGCGATTGCCAACGGCGTGGACCCGATAATGGCGAGTCGGATGTTGAAGCAGAGCGCCGAACTCGCCGAAGAGCAAAAAAGACTGCTAAACGAGGCAATGGACGCACAGCAGGAAAAGACACAGGACTTCCTTGGAGACAGTGGTACACAACCTGGTCCCAAACGGGCCGTCCGTACGAAGAGTTCTGGGACCTCAGCCCAGCCCAAGTAGCCGCCGTCTTTGAGGGTATGGGTTACATGAAGCAAAAGGCTGGGACTAGCGAAATCATGAATTTTGCTAAGTCGCTTGGTCTTGCTTCTGGCTAGTCGTTTGTAATTTTCATTTATACTGTTTTCGTTTGCGTGCGGTGTTTTAATGTGAAAAAATAAATCTATGTCAAACGCTCCTGGTGGTATGCCGCCACTAAACGTCCGCATTCAGATTTCAACAACTGGTGCTGGAAGTGCCGCGTCGGCAATGCGCTCTGTTGCTGGTGCCTCTGGCGCCATGGGCAAATCTGTAGCAGGCAGTGCTGTCCCAATCAGGATGATGGGTGACGCAATGCGTCAAACTGCTTCGCTCATTAAGTATTCGGTAATCGGTGGCTTCATCAACATGGGCAAGTCGGCCATGGATGCTTCTCGCCAAATGGAAGTATCGATGTCCAGAATTCGTGGACTCGTGGGTGAGTCTGCTGCTCAGGTTGAAATATACAAGCAATCAGTTCTTGCTCTTGGTGGACAGACGGCAAGAGCGCCACAGGAACTTGCTGATGCTCTCTACTTCATTACGTCTGCAGGTATTAAGGGTTCGGTGGCACTAGATGTTCTTGAGCAATCTGCACGGTCGGCGACCGCTGGTCTTGGAGAAACTGGCGTTGTTGCTGACGCTTTAACATCAATACTTAACGCTTATGGAAATGAGACATACTCAGCCTCAAAAGCAAACGACATTCTCGTGGCAACCGTACGAGAAGGTAAAGCAGAAGCAGACCAATTTGCTCCTGCACTTGGAAAAGTTCTCCCAGTTGCTGCAGCGTTCGGCGCATCTTTTGAAGATGTTTCTGCTGGTGTCGCTGCTCTAACCCGCGGTGGTGCAAGCGCTGGAACTTCTGCTATTTACCTACGTCAGGTTCTATCACAGTTGCTCAAACCATCGAAGCAAGCAGCAGAACAAATGCTCGCTGTTGGAACTAGCGCAGAAGACATTCGAAAAAGGATTCAGGAAGATGGACTGCTCGCCTCACTTGAGTATCTCAATACTCAACTCGGTGGAAACGAATCAGAAATTGCAGCAACAGGACTAACTAAAGTTTTTGGTAATGTTCGCGCACTCACCGCAGTTTTTTCTTTGCTTGGGCCAAACCTTGAAGCCAACAGGGATATCTTCTACGAACTAAATAATGCAACTGGAGACGCCGCCTTTGCTTTTGAAGCAGCAGCCCAGACCGCAGATGCAAGACTGAAGACCGCCCTTGCCGAGGTACAGGCACTCATGGTAAAACTAGGCGACCAAATCATGCCAGTTGTTGCGGATTTGGCAGAATTTGGTGGAAGCATTGTAAAAGTTGTCAACTCAGTTATTGGCCTAACTGGAAAACTTGGACCTTTTGGCTCCGTGCTTGGAAGGATTACAAAGTACTTCCTAGCAGTAACCACTGTTGCATTTTTATTTGCAAAGAGCGCTTTATTTGTATTTACTAGAGGAGCGTCATTGCTTCGTTTGTTTGCAAACATGCAGATAACAATCAAGGGTCTAACTGGCGGAATTAGAACTGCCAGTGGAACCACAAGAGGACTTGGCGCGAGCATGGGTTTTCTTAGCGCGACAACTGGCATGACTACGAAAACACAGAATGCTCTTAATGTTTCAACGGTAAAGGGAGTGATAACTGAAAAAGCATTTTATACACAAATAGCAAACACAACGACAAATCAACACCTAAAAGCGCTTGCAACACAGCGCGCTGCACAGGCAGCAGTCGGCGCAACTGTGGCGAATCAGGGCCTCGCCTTTAGCGAACTGGTCGCTGCAGTGAACGCAAAAATACTTGGCCGTGCACTAATGAGCATGATTCCAATTGTTGGAACAATAATTTCTGTTGGATTAATTTTATTTGACATTTTTAAAGGAATATTCGGTAAAAAGAAAGCAAAAGAAGACTCAGATGGAATTGATAAGCGGGCAAAATCCCTTGGTGAACTAAATGAGTTAATGGGAGTAACGGTAAAACTTGCCACAAGCGGTTTTACCATGGAGGTAAAAGAATCCAAAGATGATGAAGGCGTTTCCAAATTTGAGCAGTTTAAAAAAGATATTCCACAAGATTTTAAAGATGCCATTGACCAAATAAACAAAGACAATAGGAGTGTTGCAGAGAAGGCTGCGCTTGGCGCTGGATTCCTTGACCAATTAAAACTAAGCGACAAAGAGCGCGGTTTAATGGCTGGATATATATCCAATCTTCTTTCAATTGATTCTGGGGATATTCTTGCTTACGATTATTCTGGCGTAAGCACTGGAATCTCTGAAAGCATCGACGGAATATTCAAAACTGCATTTCAGGGTTCTGACAAGGACTATCTTGACGAAATCCGCAAGGAGTATGGTCCAGTTTTACAAAGCGCTGGAGAGCAACTAGACGCATTGTTTGGCGGGTTCAATACCGCCGACAGCATGGGTGGCGCTCTAGACGACATTAAGTCCGTAATGGACACTGCTGGTGATTCCGTAGGAACTTTAGTTGATACAACTGGAGATGTCTATGCGTTTTCCAGGAGCATGGAGGTCCTTCGCGGCAAAATGGGAGTCGCTGGGATATCCATACTAAGCCAAAACGCAATTATGGCAGAGTATCAAGAGGCGGTGTTAAAGAGTATTACCGATACCGCAGATTTTACAAAAGACTCTAAGGACCTGCAGACGGCATTTAAGGAAACATCAAATCTTGATGGATTCGTTAAACTTCTTGAAAAGAGTGGAACATCTTCAGAGGATGCTCGGCAGGCAGTGCAGGAATTACATGAGGCATTTGATACCGATGTAATTATGAACGCAGAAGAGCAGGTTACGATATTTTCTGACACGCTGAATAAATATAAAGTCACATCAGTGGATGCCTCTCAGGCACAAAAAGATGTTATGGCGTCCGCCTATAACCTCGGAAGTGAATTTGCTGATGGTTTGTCCCCAGCAATTCGAGACCTTGTAAGCGACTATGAAGATGCCAACAAGGCAATGGAGGCTTTTGAAAAGGGTCAAGAGGCTATAAAAGGAACCGCAGTAACCCTGGACGATGCTGCGGTTGACTACAGAGATTCATTGAGAGGGTTAAATGAGGCCCTGAAGGACAGCGGCGGCTCAATCAATAATAGTGCACTCGGAGACAAAGCAAAGGGTGCAATTAAGGGAGTTCAGGAATCTGTTCTTGACTATGTAAATGCTTTTCAGGTTGCAAATCCAGGAGCAACTGTAGAAGAAGTATCAGCCGTCGCAAGAGAAAAACTCCTACAAGGGTACGGAGCAATCAAGGAAATTTTTGAAAGAACTGGAGTGGACATCCAGGAAGGAAATGCCTACTTAAACTCGATTAAGTTCGATTTTACTGGCACTGGAGTTCTTGAAGACTACATAAGTACATACTTTGGAGCCAATACAGACTTAACCAAACTTGCTCAAGAAATTGCCCCAGAGTTACCAACTGCAATTCTCGAAGGAATTTCATCTGGAATTGTCGAAGATGGAACTGGTGCTGCACTTGCTGCGCAGCCTGGAGTCAAGGCGATGGGAGACGCAATCCTTCAACAATTTAAGGATTACTGGCAAATCAAATCACCATCAAAGTTAATGAAAGATAAAATAGGCAAGCCAATAATTGACGGAATTGTGGCCGCGATTGTTGACCCAGTATCCTCCGCAAGAATACGAGACGCAATCAATTCAATAAAAATCCAATCTACTCTTTCAAAAGAGCAGTTGATAGCCGCCGAAAAACGTGGCTCTGCTATTGCGGCGGCAATTGCCAAAGGCGCAAGAGGCGTAGCAGCGGAACCAGGTCCAGTCGTAGCAAACGACAAACCACTGGAAGATTTTAACCCAGCAGCATCAACAGGAACTGGCGGCGGAAGCAGCGAGGCCACCCCTGCACAAAAGCGCGGAGATGCTTTTAGGGGTGGAAAACAATACGGAAGATTTTTTGCAAAAGGAATTACTAGAGGACTTGCTGAAAAATTCCTTGAAGATAAGGGCAAGATAACCACTCCAGTAATGGACCTTATTGAAAAGGTCATCGGTGACGCATCCAACGCACTGGGAACAATTGGAAAATACATTGATGCTCAGTTGAATTTCCAAAAGGCGTTGAGCGAGAACCTCAAACTTGCTAATGAGCAGTTGCTACTGCAATCAAACGTGGCCAAGGCTGAAAGACAAGCGCAGTTCGCTACAAGGAAGTTTGGAGCGCAAGGCGGTGCAGCAGTTACGGATTACGAAATTGCCCAAATTGAAGATTTGCAAAAGGCAGTTGAAAAAATAACCCGAGATTACGCAATGCGTCGCACCGATATTCGGTCAGTAATTGATGCAGAAAATGCCCTCAATGAGGCAAAAGCAGCGTCTACGGAAATATCAGAAGATGTGATTAGCACTCAAAACGGTGTTATTGACGCTAACTTGGCGCTAAAAACTGCTGGATTAGAGTCCTCTAAATCAATCTATGACGTTGTCGAGGCGCAGAAAAAACTAACTGAAGCGGCTATAGATTTCAGGATTAATGGCAAGCAGGCGGTATCTGTGTTTGAGCAGTTTGCCGACCAGGCTTTCCCAGGTCTTGCTTATCAGGTTGATGAGGCCACTGGCGTCATGTACCGCGCTGGCGTGGCCCTCTCTGATGACAACGGTCTTTTCCTAAAGTCAATTAAAGGTCTAGGAGAAAAGATTTTCGGCGCTCTTGCAACTGCCGCCAAAGAGGCTGGAGCATTGAGCACGGTTCCAGAATTCTTTGAGCCAGCAAGGCCAATAGATACGCCAGTAGATGCGGGCGCTGGAGCAGCCGCACCTGGAGGTGGGCCGTCAAAAGCGGAAAGAGCAAACAAGAACAGTCCTTTTTTTGGGCAGAAAGAAGGCGGCGGATTATACGCAGGATTCCGTGATGCAGTCTTGGACCTTCATCCGAATTACAGACTCGGAACTGAGCACACGCTCCAAGAAGCAAAATCTGATTTCAGAGCCCTTTACGACCTATACCTAAAGAATAATAGGGTCAAACTTGGAATGGGCGGGTTGATAACGCGTCCAACACTGGCCACAATTGGCGAGGCTGGACCAGAAATGGTGGTTCCCCTCAACGGAGTTGGAGTTACCACGGCGCTTGAAAGACTATCGGCGGTCAGAAGCATGAATACGGAAACAACATCAAGCGGACGAGAACAGGTGTTCAACATCACGGTTAACAACCCAGTACCAGAAACTGCATCGGAATCAATCTCTCGCCGTATGCGCTCGCTCTCAACTGCTGGACTGTTTGGATAGGATTAGATTATGTCTTTAGTTTTGCCAAAATTTTCAGAGTGGTACACGGTAGACAATGTTGAGTTTGCTTCGCACGCGTACTGGATTGCAGATGTATCTAAGGGCCATGCTGGAAGAAAAGGCAAGGATATTGATATCCCTTCAATCCATGGTTCTGCATGGAGAGAAAAGAGATTCGAGGCACGAAAAGAATCTTGGACAATTGTTATTACTGACGCGAATCCGACCACTGGAGTAACTGCCGCAACAGAGGCATCGCGACGAGCACAGTTCAACGAAAACTACGACGAAGTAATGTCTATTTTAAACAAGACTGGTTCTCAGTTGTTGATAAACCACAACAGAATCGACCCGAATAACTCATCCCTTATTGAGGTGAGAACTGCTTACGGAGAAATCACTGGTAGTTACGACATTGACGAGCACAAAGACTTGCTTTATGCGCAGTTTAGCGTTGATGTTGAATATGCAGACCCAAGATGGTATGACGTATCCGTTTTGTCCCCCGCGCTATCTGCAACAATTTCTACTGCGGCAAGCGTTGCATCAGTAACAAATACTTCGGCATCTATTGGAACTGCTCCAGTTACATATATGACGATTACATTTGCACCGACTGGTGGGGACTCATTGATTAACCCACGGTTAACGAATTCAACATATTCCTCTCAGTCAATAATCGGCTACACAGGAACCATTGCTAGTGGTCAGAGTATTGTGATAGACACCGAAAATCTAACGATGAAAACTGGAACTGGAACAAATGTTATCTCTGCGCTTTACAGGAGTGGCACCAGACAAGACTGGATGGTTTTATTCCCCACAACCAATACACTTACATTTAGCGTGACTGGAACGACCAGTAGAGGGACATGCACCATAACTCATAGAAGGGCATTTATCTAATGCCCGTTGCAATCACCAGTTGGGATGTTCGCGTCGTTTCGGCGATGGATGTAAATACCGTGATTTCTTATGTACCAAGATGGACTTCGATTGAATTCTCAGACCAACTAAACGATGTTGGTTCTGGAAAAATTACTCATGATTTCAAGGACCCATTCTTTGCCCAGTTCGAGGCCGAAAATGGAAGGTCACTGCTAACTGGGCCATACGCATTGCAGATTCTGCGAAACTCAACTCTGGTGTTCTCATTCTTCATTGAAGATGTTCAGGTAGACAGGCTTGCAGGTTCAGAAACAGTAACAATCTCTGGTCGTGGAATCGGCGCTGCTCTTGAATGGGCCGTCGTTTTGCCTGAAGGTTTATCTGGTACTACGAGAGTTGGAACCACAACTAGCAGTAAAGCGTCATTTTTTGACAGATTGTTTCCAGGCTATGCATGGAATGTTCGTTGCGCAACAACCGCAGCATTAACGGCATCGTACACAAATGGAAATTATTCAGCCGCACACCCTGGAGTTGGAGCACAACTTCAGGCAACATCAAGCGGAAATATTAACTCTATTGGAATTGATGGAATTCAAGACCTAGTAATTGGCGACACCATACTTGTAAAGAATCAGGCGAACCAAGCACACAATGGAATTTATTGGGTTCTGCAGACTGGCTCTCCATCAACCGTATTTGTGTTGCAGCGCTGGACAACATGCGATGGCTCCCCACTTAGCGACCTTGATGTGGGAAGTGCAGTATTTGTTCAAGAAGGAGTTCAAAACGGTTATAGCGTTTTCAGTCTTTCGTCAAATGGTTCAATGACAAACCCTAATCAAGTTGGAACAAATAACCTTGTTTTCTCTCCATTGACTACTGGCACATATACCGCCCTAAGTGCTTTTTGGCTTTTGTTTAAAGAAGCAGACAATGGATACGAATACTCATCTGAAGCAAGTGAGTTCGGTACAGAAATTCAATCTTCTGGACGAGGTGGTCCAGAATTCGCTGTCTCTTGGCCGCTTTATCTTGATTCGGTAATCGATGCCAACGTCGGTCAACTTGATTCCAAAGGTTCTGTAGTTCAAGATGGTGGAGACTTTAGCGTTCCAGCAGGAAAGACGATGCTCGAAGTCATCAAACAGGTTGCCGACCAGACTGGTCTATCCTGGCACTTCTCTCCTTCTGGTTCTGTGAGTTTTGCAGTGACACCATTTACGCGAAATGGAGTTGTTCGCTCGACTCCCTATGGAACAGACAGAACATCTGGTTCTGCTGCGATGCTTTTTACGCTTCCAGAACTTACAAACTCCGATACAAAAACAAGTTCCACCGATAGGAGAACAATTGTTTGGGGCTCAGATGGCAGAAGTATTGACAGGCTTGAGTCAACAAATAAATCAATCTTTGGAATTCGCGAGTCATATTTTGAAAATACATCTTCTGATGCTGCAGCAGTTGCCAACTTCACTGGAAGCGCAATGCGAAAAATCGATGGTGGTAAAATTTCGCAGACCATAAAGTTTGTAGAACAGCAAGGACAAACTGCATGGATTGACTTTTCTGTTGGCGACAAAGTTTTAGTTGAGAGCGCAATTGGTGTATTCAGTGAGCAAATAGTCTCAGCCTTATCAGCAACAGTAAGCGCTTCAGATGAACACAACATCGAGATAACTCTTGGTGAGGTATTTCCAGATATTGCTTCTGACCTCGAGGCACAGGCAGGATTTGGTGCACTAAACGCCGCAACCATTGCATCATTTTCTGGAACTCCACCAAATGTGAGTCTTCCACCACCGACACCAAGAACTGCCGTTGCATCTACTGCTGGCATGAGCAACAGAGTAACTGTTACATGGGATAATCCAAACTCTGGCCGAGTCAGCAAGTACGAAGTTGCTGTTTACAGGCAAGGAACGACAAAGGTTCCGACCTCGGTGGTGCGACGAGGAAACATCGTTTCAGCAACATTTTCATCTCCGCACGCTCTCACCAATGGGATGTATGTAAATATCACCTCGGACGAAGGATTTGGTGGATTCAATATTCCTCTTCTAAATACCAGTTCAAGTGTTATCTACTATGCAAATTCTGGCCCAGACTATACGGCGACGAATGCAGTAGGCGTTGCTCAAGTACTTGAATACACGGTAGTTGATGTTGATGGAACCAAAGATACAGCAACTATCGAAAACCTTGGAGCCCCTGGACAGACATACTCATACCACGTAACCCCCTATAACGAATATGGACTCGCTGGAGAGGTAAGTGCAGCACAAACTTTTGCATCCTCAAATGAGCCATTTCAGTTGGTTGGCTCGGCAGTCCAATCAGCCACATATTCTGTTGGCAGTTCTGGTTGGAGAATTTCTGCTGACGGAACCGCCGAATTCAATGGTGGTGCTTTCTCGGTTACTTCTATTGATATCGGCGGGGCAGATGCAACATCGTTCCACGTAGACACGTCTGGGAATATGTGGCTTGGCGCGTCCGCATCTGCATCGGCGCCATTCAGGGTAACCAGCGCTGGAGTCCTTACTGCTACTACTGGAACATTCGGAGGAAGCCTGGTCGGTGGAACAATCGATATTGGCGGAAGTGACGCATCCTCTTTCCATGTTGACTCGTCTGGCAACCTTTGGGCTGGTGCCGCCGCGTATGCAAGCGGGAAATTTAGAGTAAGTGCAGGAGGAGACCTGTTTGCGAATTCTGTTTCATTCACCGTCGGAAGTTTTGGCGGAATTGATTTTGCCAGCAATGCTCTATCTCATGCTGGTGGACTTGGAAACACTTTGCTGGGTGACACTGGCTCGGATAACGGCAACAAATCTGGTGTTAGGGCAAATGGTAATAGTGGCTACTCCTTTGTTGTTGGAGACAATATTGCCTCACTGAATAGTTCTGGTCAAGGACAATATATGAGTCCTCTCGGCTTAATGAATAATGGATACTCATTTGGACCTGGACCGTTTTACAATTATATTATTTGGGACTGTGCCCCAGACGGAACTTTATACTACGCAGTTAACAATGCTGGAGTTGGAGCAATTGGGCCAACTGGGCTGGGCTATGACACCATCAGTGGCATTTATACATATTATGCCTTCAACGGTTATGTATCTTCGGATAGAAGACTAAAAGCAAACATAGCGGAACCAGAAGATTATTGGGTAGAAAAGTTGCTTAATGATGTAAAGATATGGCAATTTGACAAAATCAGTCCGATAGACCCCTCCGATATGCACCTATACGGGAAGCACATAGGTGTAATCGCGGATGAAATTAAAGATGTCTTCCCACAATTTGAGACAAGTCATATGCTATTAGACCCAGACGGAGAAGACGCAGATAAGACCAGGTCTGTAAATTATGTTGGTTTGGTCCCAATTATTGTTTTGGCACTCAAGAAATTTGATGCACGACTAGCAGAAATTGAGGCTAGGCTAGGAATATGACCGAAAATCAAACACCACAGCCAGATATCAGCGAAGTAATTAATGACCTGTCGGTACAGGTTGCCACAATGTCACGCGATTTGGCTATTCAAAGGTCTATCATTAACCAACTTAATAAAAAGATTGTTGAACTAGAAACAAAATAGGTTGCAATCTAAATTTGGCTGATGTATAGTCAACTTACTTAACTAACAGAGGAGGCCGTATGGCTGCTATTAATTTTGAAGACTACCTAAGCACTTCGGTGCGATGGGCAATGTTTAAGGCCGACTGGCCAGATGCATACATTGAGTTTTCTGAAAGTACCCCAACCGATGTTGGGATTCCCGCTTCGTTTTCAAAAAACGAAGATAAAATTTGCGTCGCCTTCGTTGCCAGATTTAAGGGTGATGAAAGCCCGATTATTGCTTACAAGGCAGAGTCTGATGTCCGCGGAACAAAGGACACTGATTCATGGCATGCTCTTTGCTCAAAGGCAATGGGCCGCGCAATGAAGAAGGCTGGGTACCCCGACACCATGACAGACCTTAAGATTCTTATGAAGTTCCGCGAGGCAAAGACTGGAGTAAAAGTTGTGACAGCACCAGCAGTCCAGGTAGCAAATCAAGTTCTTGAAACAAAGTCAATTATCGCTGGTGTGCAAACCGAGAACAAGGTTCCATCAGTTGAGTCGAAGGAAAGCCCACAGAAAGAGGCAACAAAGCCGCTTCTCGAAGGCTGGAAAAATGAAGGCGAATTAGAAGATGCGCATCGTACATTCAAGACGATGTGTGCCGACCTATCTCCAGATGAACTTGAGTCACTCCGCGAGCACCACGACAAGTTGAATGGTCGTTCTTGGCCTATGGAAAAAGGCGACCTGAATAACCTCATGATTGCCCTTCAGGGTATTCGTGGCGCACGAGAAGAAGCAGATGCAGACAGCATGCTTCCATCAGCACCACTAAAAGCAGCATTTGCATTGCTTAGCGAACATGCACAAAAAGAAGTAATGCTTGCATTCGGCGACCCATCTAAATGGGAAGAGAACATGCCAGAGCGTGAATACAACGCCATCATGGACCTATTTGAGGCCGCTTCGCAAGAAGACTAATCATGACACCAAACATATTCACGACAAAAGTCGTTGGAGTGTCGTTTTGTAAAAACTATCCGCAGTCAATCTTTTCTATTAGCGCAAGCGTCGCTACTGGAAAAGTCAGCCTTGAACTAGAGCGTGATGTTAACAACCCGCACGATTCCAATGCAATTATGGTTAAATCCGAAGAGATGTTTATTGGTTGGTTACCAAAAGTTATCGCGGCAGTTTTAGCAAAAGAGATTGACAGTGGGATTACTTGGTCGGCGGAAGTTGATTCAATATTGGTATCGACTGAAAATGTTGACCAACCAGGACTAAAAATAACAGTATGGAGAAACAGTGAAAATTAATAGCCAAATACAATTAGTGATGGATGCGCTTGCCGAGACTGCAGGTGCGACTATCAAGGGTTTCGAAGATGGTACTTTGGAATTCAATCCAGACGAAGGTTTCAACGCCCTTGTCAATATCGGAGAACTTAAGCGTCAGGCAAGACAAATCGAAGACTCGATAAACGAACTTCTTGTCGCATGGATGCGTATCAACGGTGAAAAGTCTCGCGACTATGGAACCCATGTTGCCGAGCGTAAAATTAGTTCCACGAGAAAGAATTGGGAGCATAAGACCTTACTTGAAGCGGTTGTTAACATGTCTCTTGCTGATGAGAATAGCAGGATTATTGACCCTAACACTGGAGAGGTAATCGACCTGCTTGTGGTAGCCAAACCACTCATTGATGGTGTGGTTAAGAATATCGTAGATGCTGCAGCAATACGCGACTGGCGTGTGACTGCGCTCCGCGCTATGATTCCTGGACTAAATCCAGACGACTTCTGTGAAGTTGAAAAGACCGAAAGGGTATCCATTAGGAAAAAGGCATGAGCGTATATTGCACTACTCGGGTATGGAAAAAATCAAAAGCAACTGGAAACGACAAACTAGTTCTTCTTGCTATTGCTGATAATGCTTGGGAGGATGGGACAAATGCCTTCCCATCAATTCGACATATAGCCCACAAGGCTGGTCTTGATAAACGAACGGTAAAACGGATTATTAAAAAACTCATAGAGATGGGCGAACTAAAAAGGCAACTTCGCCACAACCAGAGCAGTCTATTTACTGTGCTGATTCAGGATAGTTGGCCAGATATTCCGATGAATATATCCATAGATGACGATGATGACGAAGAAGTTCAGGTCGTTGAGACATCGCCAGAAGCGGTTGAAGTTCCCCCTGCCCCCGAAAAAAAACTTCCAGCGAAAAAGAAAGCAAGTCCATTGGCTAAGAAAGAACGACCAGAAGACCCAATCTGGAATGCCGTAATGGATGTTTGTGGTATTGAGCAAACCACCCTTAACCAGTCCGAGCGAAGCAAATATGGTGGGTGTTGCAAGTTGTTAAAAGAAAGCCAAGCAACATCTGAAGAGATTTATGTGCGCGCAGAAAGATATAGGAAGCGGTACGAAGGAATTATACTTACGCCACCAGCGCTGGCAAATCACTGGTCGTCATTGTCGCAGGATGACGTATCTACAAAGGCTGTTCCAGCAGGCTGGGACGCAATCAAAGAAGCAAGAAAACAACGAGGAGCATAAAATGGACTTTAATGAATGGATGAAACACGGGATTGAGAAGGGTTGGTGCGGACCGCCAGTTTGCTACACACACGATGGTCTTCCGCTCAGCATCGAAGAAGAAACTTTGCTATACGAGGAAGACCCATGCGTTCACGTCGTGCGAATGTACGAGAGCGAAGAGCAGGCGAAGGCTGTTATCGAAAATCACTCGCCCTCAAATTGGCGTGACCACTATTCTCTATGAGCAAGTACATCTCGTACGCTGATTTCATTGCGGACGTAAGCATTCAGCATGAGAAATTGTTCAGGTTATTTGGGTGGAGATACGGTCAGACTTATTTTAACATTCTCGCTCAGGATAATCTCAAGGTTGCAAACCTGATAAGAGCAACTGAACTTGACCCGTTTGCCTTTGAGGAATTAACCGAATTGCAGCATCAGAGAATCGAAGGAATTTGGAATGACGCCAGATGAAGCAGACCGAATAGTCGCTGAACTTAATATTATTTTTCCATCCAAGAAACTCATTGTTGAAGAGGTTTTGAGGTGGGAAGAAAATCTTGAGGCGTATTCGTATGAGTCAGGAAAAGCAGCGATTAAGGCAATCGAGATGAACTCAAAATATTGGCCATCTTGGGCGGAATTTAGGCAGGTGATTGAGCCTATCGCTCGCCGTCTTCAAATTGAATCGAACCAATTGGCCCTTCGTTCTGCGGCAGAAGAGCCGTGTAGCAGAGAAGAAAATCTTGCAGCCATTGCAGAAATCCGCAAGATTATGGAATTAAACAAGCGCAAGATTATCGAATAGGCTATACTTCCTCTATACCATTGTAAAGAGGATGTCATGTCAGAACAAATTAAAGTAGACACAGAAGTCGTAGATATCTCTATTTTGAAGGGGTATCACCAAAACCCGCGTCGTGGAGATGTTGACGCTATTGCGAAATCGCTTGAGGTAAACGGGCAATACAAGCCGATTGTGGTCAACCGAAAAGACAACTCAATACTCGCTGGCAATCATACATGGCGTGCCGCAAGAAGCCTTGGCTGGACCCAAATCGCAGTGTCTTGGGTTGATGTCGACGAGCATGAAGCGCGCAAGATTGTTCTTGCCGACAATAGGACATCAGACTCCTCGGCATACGACGACTCAAAACTTCTAGAACTTCTTTCAAGCCTCCCAGACCTGGAAGGAACTGGCTTCACCAGTGTTGATATTGACCAACTTCAAGCCCTAATGAGTGGCATGGGAGAATTCACCGCGCCAGAAGGTGAGCGGACAGGAAAAATTGGAGACGGAATTCGTATCTGTGTTGGCTCGTATCGAGTTCTTGTGGACGACGATGTTTACGCAGATTGGTCAAAAGACTTTGAGGGCGCATACAAGGACAACGACTCAATTCTTCATGAGTTGCGTCGCCGTCTAAATCTTCTTGATGCAAAAGCAATTCCTCCACGCCCACGCAAAGCAGCGGCAAAGAAAAAAGCGGTTGCAAAGGCTGGGATGAAATCGGTTATTACAGAAACAACCAACGTGGATATAAATAGCGTTTTCCCATATCCAATGAATGCCCGTCAAGGCGATATTGGGGTAATTGCTGAATCACTTAAAGAGAACGGACAGTTCAGGCCAATCGTTGTAAACAAATTGGATAACTCCATCATTGTCGGCAACCACACCTGGAAGGCCGCAAAAATGTTGGGCTGGAAGGAAATAGCCGTGACCTTTGTAGACCTAGATGAAGCGGCTGCCGCAAAGATTGTACTGGTTGACAACAAAACTGCAGACCTCGCCACTTACGACCATGTTGAACTTGCAGAGATGCTCCGCTCAATGTCGTCTTTCGATGGAACTGGTTATAGCGGCGACGATGTTGATGATTTGATTAGCGATGTTGCTGGTTGGGGCATCAAGGAAGAAAAAGGAAAGTCTACAGACGAAGACAAGGCCAGAAATGTCACCGCCAACATTGGCAAGTGGGAGATTAAGTTTGAGCGCTCATACTTCGATGCATGGGAAGAGGAGATGTTTAAGGCTCACGGATTCTCGTATGAGGAAGTCTGTGGCGGAATGATGGAGGCGCTAAATATCCAGGGTGACTCATGGGTAAGCACACGCCAGCGCCGCTCAAAGCGCAAGAGCGCCCGTAGAACAGAGCAATGAAGCCCGTACTAACCCCAATTGAGGACCTCCGTCCGTCTGCCTACAACCCAAGAAAGGCCGACGAAGAGCGCCTAAATCTTGTTGAGTTATCCCTGCGTAAATTTGGCTGGCTCCTGCCAATCTACGCGGATGTAAACGGAGAGATTCTGAGTGGCCACCAAAGGCACCTAGTAGCCTCCAGGATGGGCGCAAAGGCCGTTCCAGTGGTTAGGACACCCCCAATGCCCGTAGAGCGCCGTATGGGAATAAACGTGCTATACAACCGCGCCACAAACGACCTTTATAAAAACCAATCTTCCTCGGACATGAAAGAGTCGCTTTTTTCGATGGAAGAAATGATTAATAAAATAAATCTACTGCCAGACATAGAAGTAGATACAGCAGAGTGGTATCCAGTAATGAAAATGAAGCCCCAGTCTGTCTTGCGCCTTATAAGCAAAAATGAAAGATGGATGGAGCAGCACGCGATTGTCATGGCTGGACAAATAAAGTCACACGGGTTGCCCCCTATGCCTGTGATTTGCACCCCAGATTTCAATGTTCTAAACGGCCGCGCGCGACTTACATTTGCAGCCCAGGAAGGAATTGATTTCATTGATGTCGTAACGGTTCCGTCAGAAGTCCAAGATGCAGTTACAGCAATGCTCAATCTTTTGTCCATGGACTTTGATATCCAGGAACGCTACGCCGACCTTCTTCGTCACAACTCCTTCAGACGCAAGAATCAAAGAGTAGAAATACTGACCCCAACATTTCTGGAAGACTTCTTAAGGCACTTCGTTCCTTCTGGCAACAGGAACGGTGCTTTTCATCTTGATGACCCTAAGCATGTTGAATTGTGGAAGGCATATTACGGGACAAAAGTAATTGATTTTGGGGCTGGCTTGTGCGACAAAACAGACATTCTCAATCGTCTTGGCGTTGACTGCACTGCCTTTGAGCCATTCTTCCTCGCAAAGGATAATGAAACAATCGATACTGAAGGCGCAAGACAACTCACGAGGAATTTTTTGAAGCGGGTTGCCGATGGGACAGAGTTTGACTCAATATTCATCGCTAGTGTTTTTAACAGCATTCCATTTCTTCAGGACAGAATCCACGTTATTAAACTCGTTGCGGCACTTTGCTCCCCACATACCAAACTACACACGGCTGCAATCTGCACGGAATCAGACAGATGGCACAACCACGCACGCGGAGATGTCAAAAAGGGCCACGACACTTCCAGCGGTGGATTCCCACTCGACTATGAGCCAAGAATTATTGTTTCTGATATTGCTGCAAAGCCAAAGGTGCAGAAGTACCATACGCAAACAGAGTTCAAAGAATTGGTTCAAAATGGATTCAAAACAGTAGATACTTTTTTAACGGCAAAGAACGGGCTAGTGCAGGCTGTCGGCTCTAACCCAAAGAAAATAAGCGTTGAAGAATTGCGGGAGGCGATTGAGTTTGAGTTTGACCTCCCACATCCAGGAGGATTGCGTTTAGGGATGGCGGATGAAGCAAAAGAAGCATTTTCAAAAAGACTAGGAGTGGAATTATGAAAGATGAAATAATGCCTGGGCAAGAATGGGTATTCAACGATGATGTGGCAAGCGTCTTTGACGACATGCTCTCACGCTCGATACCAGGTTACGAGAACATGAGAGACATGGTCTTCCGAATGATTTCACCAATCGTTACAAATGGCGGGTATGTTCTCGACCTTGGCTGCTCGCACGGCGAAATGATTTCTTTGATGATGAAGGAATTAGGGTCATCGATGTATGTCAACTATGTCGGAGTCGACTCATCTACGGCAATGGTTAGCAGGGCAAGAAAAAGGTTCTCAGCAGATGAGCGTGTAACAATTATCCATGCTGACATTGCAACAGCAGAAATGCAGCGTCTAAGGTATGACACAGTTCTTTCGGTGCTCACTCTTCAATTCGTTCCCGTGGAACATCGTCAAGAAATATTAAAACAAATCTATGATTGCCTGACCCCGAACGGTTGCCTGATACTTGTGGAAAAAGTTCTTGGGGAGACTGCCGCTGGGCAAGAGCAACTGGTCGGCGTTTATCATAAAATGAAAAAAGATAACGGCTACACGGAAGAGCAGGTAGATGCAAAGCGCTCATCTCTACAGAATGTTCTTGTTCCACTGCGTGCCTCAGAGAACATCCGCATGCTAAAGGCTGCAGGATTCTCGGTGGTTCAGCCATTCTGGCAAAATCTTAACTTTGTAGGGATTTATGCCTCCAAAGAAAAGTAAGGAACCGCCGAAGTTGGAGACATTCGTCGTTGAGATTTACGGCGAGACAATGTGGACCCTGAATAAGGAGAGAAGTCTGCATCATTATCAGCGCGCAAAACTGGTCAAAGAATGGCGAGAAGCGTCGGCGACTGTGTCAACAGCAAAAAAGATACCAAAACGCCTTCGGGCTGTGGAAATAAGATTCATTCCACATCGAAGGAACGGTAAAGGAAAGGCAGACACTGGCGGACATTTCCCTGTAGCAAAGGCCTGTATAGACGGTCTTGTTGACGCTGGTATACTTTGGGAGGATGGTCCAGAGATTGTTAGGCGGCTCATATTTGAAGCGCCGATTGTTTCTGGAGAGTCAAAAGTTGTACTGCATATCACGGAACTGGAAGAGCGATGATTGAATCAAGACTAAAAGAAGTATTAAAGATTGAAGACCCAGTCAAGCGCTCGACTGCGCTTCATAACGAGATGCTCCCAGCAGTGGCAGAAATACGTCGAAGCATCATCGAAGCACGAGCCTTGGCCATTAAGGAGTCATGCGAATTCGGCGGACCAGATGCAGAAGGACTTTCTTACTCTCAGATTGCAGAAGAACTCGCAGTGTCAAAGCCGCTCATTCAGCAAATGGTCGCATTGGCACGAAAAATTATTGCTGGTGGGAGAGCGCCCCTGGAATGACAATTTTTTTGGTAGTTCTTTGTGTTGTCGGCTGGCTTCTTGCACTCGGAGCAATTGGAATTCTATTAATCTTGGCGGTTGCTTTTTCTATACAAGAAGCAAGGATGACCGAACTGAAGAGCGATTTGGAAGTAATGGTTCGTCGTGCTAATCTCTTTGGACCAAAGGATAGACAAGAAGATATCTAACTTAAAGAGGGAAAGATGCAAGAACGAAACCCATACGAACACCAGCATCGACTCTTGAAGGCAGTGAGAATAGTTGATGTGCTTGAGGAATCAAACATCTCTCTAGATTCTGCAAAAAATTTTGATAAGCATAAGCAATTTGGTATTGCTTCACAAGTTAACGCTGGAGCACCATCAGCAGAAACTTGGAACATGGTGTGCGAACTCTACGAGAAGCGAGTTCACGCAAATTTTCTGTAGAGGGTGATGACCCAAGATACTGGCAGCGCGTTTACGCGACAGCAGTAGTTATCGCCCAGATATTGCAAGAGAACGCAGTTGACCCTCAAGAGTGTGTTGATTTTAATCATTCACATATCCACCAGATATTCATGTCTCAGAGGATTTTTACTTTTGATGAGAACCTGATATTCTCCATCTCTGTGAAACTCTTGCAAGAGCGTCACGACTACACATACAAATCAAATTAATTGGAGAAAAATGACCACTGATACTTGTAGCAGAATACAGCGTTCTATTATGTTCGTTAATAGGGCCTCGGCTCCATTTCCTCCAGGTGGCGGAACTTGCGAAGGAGAAGATACAAGTTGGTGGTTCCCAGGATTTGGTGCGAATAAGGCAGAGCAAGCGAATAACCTAAAAGCAATTAGCATGTGCCGAGATTGCCCAGTTCGTCTCGCGTGCTTAAACTACGCTCTTGAGTGGGAGGCATTCGGTATATGGGGCTCATTCACGGAGCGCCAGAGAGACTTCATAAGGAAGCGGAAGGGAATTCTGCAACAGAGAAAGTCCCTGGGAAATTCTAAGGCGAATATGTCCTATGATAGAACTTTCACAAACGAAGATAAGCATTGGCTAATAAAGAACGGATACTAAAATGCCACTACATAATCACCTTCTCCTGAATGGCTACATGACCAATCCACCAATGGATAAAAGCGCTGCTCTTATCTGGATTCAAAAATTAGTCGAAGAAATTGGCATGAAGGTTGCCGCTGGACCGATTGCTGCATATGTAGAAAAAGAAGGCAACCGTGGAATGACTGTTGGGTGCTTAATCGAAACCTCGCATATCGCCATGCATGTGTGGGATGAGACAAGCCCATCATTCGTTCAATTTGACCTTTACACCTGTTCCACTCTTTCGACCGAACTTGTTATCCGTAATCTTGTTGAAAATTGGGGACTTCACAACTACGCACACATGGTCCTTGAGCGCTCAGACGGATTTAATGTCGTCGAATCTGGAGGAACGGCAGTCTTGGAAAGCGAATTCCCCCAAGATACATTGCCGTTTTAGCCTAAAACCTTTCTATCCATATAGCGATTATTATTCGCTGCATGGGAAAACAGAAAAAAGGCAAAGCAGGCGCTGGCGAAGGTCGCACCCGCAAAAATCCAATTACTGGAGAGGTTGAAACAGTTGCTGGCACAAAGGCTGGCAAGCGACGTCAATATCTTCCACTCGGTCATCCTCTGCGCACCCATAAAGACAAAAAGGGTGCGGCTAAAAAATGAGCGAGCGCTTTTGGTACGGAGCATCCGCCATTTCCGCCGTTGATGGAGACACCATCGACCTAATGGTTGACCTTGGGTTTGACACCCACAAAAAGATTCGCGTTCGCTTGTTTGGGGTCAATACCCCAGAGTCACGAACCACCAACAAAGAAGAAAAAGTGCTTGGCCTAAAAGCAAAACAGTTCACCAAAGACTGGCTTAAGGCAAATCCCTGGGTTTTTGTAAACACAATCCCAGACAAAAATGACAAGTACGGTCGAGTTCTGGCAAAAATCTACTCATCTGACAAAATCGATGACCCAAAAACCGTGTGTCTTAATTCGGACATCATAAATTCTGGATTAGCGCGTGAGTATTTTGGCGCTGGCGATAAAACCTGGACTGAATTTAAAAAGGAGCAATAATGGAACAGATTAAAAATATAGTTTTGCGTATTCTCGCAACATTCGCCGCATCTGGTTTGGGCGTTGTCGGCGCTGGAACAATTGCTGGAGTCCCGCTATGGAAAGCAATCTTCATGGCTGGAATCGCTGGAGTCGCGACTGTAGTTGAAGGACTGTCCCGCGCATTCTTGGACGATGGAAAACTCAGCGTTGAAGAAATCAACAGCGTATTTAACAAGGTTGATGGAAGCGCGCGCAAGGAAGAGTTTTCAAAAGCATTTACTGATTCCAGCATGGGAAGCGCAACGGCAAGCGCTTACAACGCGCACAAGTAATGAAAAAGGTCAGCAAAGTATTCCTAACGGTCTTTTTGTTTTTGACCGTATCTGCCTGTGGCTATCAAGGCAACTATAGGTATTCATGTCAAGACCCAGAAAATTGGGAAAAAGAGGAGTGTAATCCGCCGTTATGCAAAGTAGATGGAAACTGCACAGAATACCTTCTTGGGTTCGACCCAAGCGCAACAACAGTAGAAGAAATTCCAGTAGAGGAGACACTCGCGCCATGAAAAAGCGACTCACATCAGCAGAACTAGACGCTCGACTAAAGTTCGTAATTGGTTGCATGCTTGGTTTCGTATTAATGATTACGACCATCGGAGTGCTCTGGGCACTCGTATTTGTGACGCAGCCAATTGGCGCTCAGGCAGAGAATGACAAGATGTTCTTTGGCGTTCTATCCTCGGTAGCAACATTTATCACTGGAACACTTGCTGGACTGATGATTTCAACAGGACGCAATGGCGAAGACAAGGATGGGAATGGAATCCCTGACGAACTAGAAGGAAAGT